TATTAGCTCTCTTAGCAAACACTATCCGTGCCGGTTTAACTGCATTAAGAACAAAAGTAGCAAAGAGTTGGTTTAAAAAACTTGTTAAACAGGTAATAGTAAAAAAAACTTTAAGTGAATTTAGAAGCCCAGGAAAAATTTTATCAAGGAATAACAAAACTGCATTTTGGCGAAAAGGTAGTATGTATTTCTTTGTATATGATGCAAAACATAAAGATACACTTCCGTATTGGGATGCTTTTCCTTTAGTAATTCCAATTGAAAGATATCGTGATGGATTTTTGGGTATCAATTTTCATTATCTATATCCTAAAGATAGAGCTATATTATTAGACCAACTTCAAGTATTTGCAAATAATAACAAATTAGATGAAACAACCAGATTACGTATGACATATAGAAGTTTAGGAAATTTTACAAAACTCAAAAGAGCAAAGCCTTGTATTCATAGGTATCTAGATTCACATATGGGATCAACAATGGTTCCTGTTAATGCTGATGAATGGGGTACAGCTCTATTTTTACCTGTAGAACGATTTAAGGGAAGAAACAAAACAGCTGTCTGGATGGATAGTAAAGCTAAGATGTTAACATTCTAATTAAGGAAAAATAATAATGCGAACTCCAATGAATCCTACCGATTTTTTAAGTAGAGTAGAGACCCTTGGTGGACTTGCTAAAAATAGTAGATTTACTGTTTCAATTGTTCCGCCTACAACACTAGCGGCTACTGTTCAGGCTGAAGCCATAAGCTTCCTTTGTAGAACAGCAGAAATTCCATCAGTAGCTTTTAACACAACAGAAGACAGGGTTTATGGCATAGAAGTTTTGAAACCTTACGGTGTTACATATGAACCTATAACTTTAAGTTTTTATAATACTAATGATTTTTCTCCCAGGAAATTTTGGGAAGATTGGATGAATCATATCCAACCATATCATAGTCGGAATATGTCATATTATGATAATATGATAGGAGACATAAAAATATATCATTATTCAGAAACTGCAAAAAAACCAAATCCGGGCTATCAAAATTATTTTGCACACTTAAGAGAAGCTTGGCCAGTTTCTATTCAGGAATCAGAGCTCTCATGGGCTGAAGAGGACAATGATAGCGCCGCTTTTGAGGTTCAAATACAATATAAATATTGGTCTAGACTAACAGCGAATGGTTTGGAGCCTCAAGGAAACGCCGCAGCTGCGGGTGGTGAACAGACTGAAACGATAGGCTCGTTTTAAATTAAATAATAATACATTATAGGAGAATATTATGGCATTACCAAAAGTAGCAACGCCTACTTATGATTTGACAATCCCTTCTACGGGACAAAAAATTAAATATAGACCTTTTCTTGTAAAAGAAGAAAAAATGTTAATGATGGCAGCGCAAGCTGGGGGTGAGTCAATAACCACGGCAGTAAAAGATGTTTTAGTTGCATGCGCAGAAAGCAAAATTGATACCAAAAGACTTACACCCTTTGATATTGAATATTTCTTTTTACAACTCAGGGGAAAATCTGTTGGAGATGTAATAACAGTTAACCTTCCAAAACCTGATATAATAGAATGTGAAAAAGAAAATTGTAAACAACTTTGTGAAATAAAGGTTGATATTAATGAGATAAAAGTAGATATTTCCAAAATAAGTGATGGTAAGATAAACATTACAAAAGACATTGGCATAAAATTAAAATATCCTGAACTTGATTCAATGCAAAAATTTATTGCTTCAGGCACAGAGCCATCAGCTGATGAAATATTTAAACTAATTAATGAATCTATTGAATATATTTGGGAAGGTGAGGAGATATATAAGTCAAAGGATACTACTAAAAAAGAACTAAATGATTTTATTGAGTCTCTTAATTCAAAACAATTTAGTAAAGTTAGAAGTTTTTTTGAAGATATGCCTAGACTAAGTAAAGAGGTTACATGGACATGTTCTAAATGTGAAAAATCTACACCTTTAATGCTTCAGGGGATTGATGCTTTTTTCGGATAGCGCTGAGTCATGACTCCCTGGCGAATCATTTTCAAACAAACTTCGCCATGATTCAGCATCACAAGTGGAGTCTTTCTGATATTGAAAATATGATTCCATTTGAAAGACAAGTATATGTATTATTATTACAACAATGGTTAAAAGAAGAAAATAACAGAATTGCTGAACAAAATAGAAAAATGAAGCAAGGAAAATAATAAATGGCAGACGGAGATCAAGACAAAAAACTAAGTGAAGTTAGTAATAAACTTTCTAGGCTGAATGGTACCACCGAAGTAGGTCTTGGTAATGTACAAGCTTTAACAGAAACTTTAGTTGCACAAAGTAAAGCATCATTAGACGCGACTGAAGCGGCTGTAGCAAGTGAAGCAGAGGCAAGAGGTGAGGCTGCAAGAGCAAGAAAAGCTAAAATTGGTGCGACTGATGTTAATGTTCTGAATTGGCAAAAGCAAGATGGAGGAATATTTGATACATTAGCCGATATGTTGGCTATGAAATTTGCATGGGGAGGATTAGGTTTAGTTGGTTTAGGTGCCGCAGTCGTTGCCGCGATATCTGGTGCACTTATAGGAGCAGGTGCTGGATTGGTAACAGGTTTTCTAAGTATGTGGGGACATATTTTCAAATTTTTTGGAACAAAGCTTGCAAAAATGTTTCCAAATGTTACCAAGACGCTGAGTAATATTTTTGGTAAGGGTGGAAAAATTAGTCAATTTGTTACATCTATAAAAGCATTCTTTACGGGAAGTAAAACATTCCAAACAATTTCAAATGCATTCCTTAAATTCAAAACAATGTTGTCAGCTTTTGGAACAAAAATTGCAAAATTTTTCAAACCAATACTTTCAATTTTTAGTGGAGGTGGAAGTGCAATGGGTCCTCTTACCAAATTCGGCGGACACTTTATGAAATTCTTTAGAATATTTAAAACTTTCTTTGCTAGATTATTTTATCCCCTTCAAATCATTATTAGTCTTGTAGAAGGTTTCTTTGAAGCAAAAGATGCGGTTGGTAAAAGTGAAGGAATGATGGCAACATTCTTCAATGCAATCATTGGTTTCTTTGGTGGTATTCTTGATGGTCTGATTTTTGGAATGCTGGATCTGATCAAAGATGGTATTTCTTGGATTGCAGGATTCTTAGGATTTGGAGATGTTGAAAAATTCCTTGACAGTTTTTCTTTCTCAGATATGTTCAATGAATTTTTAGATGATATCTATGCATGGTTCAATCTCTTATTCAGCGATCCAGTTAAAGCATTAACTAAATTATTTAAAAAATATTTTGGTGCGGTGTTATCAGTAGGAGATTTTATCGTTGATATGCTCAAAAAACCCATTATATGGATAATGGAATTGTTTGGATGGGATGATGCTGCGGCATCAACCGAATCATTTTCTCTTTCTGGTTGGGTTTTGGGAATATGGGATAAAGTAGTTACATGGATTAAAAGTATATTTACGAATCCAGTAGAAGCTTTGAAAACGTTAATGGGAGCATATGGCTCATTCTTAGACATGGTTACAATGCCATTTAAGAAAGCCGTTACATGGATATTAGGAATATTCGGATTTGAAGAGTCTGCAGCAAATGTTGATAATTTTTCCTTTAAAACTTTTATTACGGAAACATTTGATAAAGTAGTTGCATGGATCAAAGGATTATTTGCGTGGGGTAAAGAAGCAGGTGCTACAGAAGAGGGTGGATGGTCACTTATGAAATTTATAGATGAAGCATGGCAAAATGTTAAAAACTGGTTTAAAAACCTCCTAACCTTTAAAGGTAAAGATGGAGAAGATATTGGTATAGTCGATAAAGTTATAGAAATGTTCAAGAATATGATTGATAATATCATTGCAGCAGTAAAAGGTATGATTCCATCCGCATCGGATCTGAATCCATTTTCTGATACAGATCCTGCAGATTTGACTGATAAGCAAAGGGATGCAGAGAAAGATACAATAAAAAAAGAAATTGCTGGACACCAAGAGGAATTGAAGGCTGGTGATACGAAGACAGCGTGGGGATTTGACAGAGCAGGAATAATTAAAGATTTACAAAACAGACTTGCAAATTTATCTCAATATGCTGAAGGTGGATTAGTTAAACAAACAGGTGTAGCCATGCTTCATGGAACACCAGCTGCACCAGAACTAGTTTTAGACAATCGTGCTGCAAGTCTTTTCATGCAAGCAGCACAAATGCTTGCAAGCCTTCAATTAGATAATATGACCGGCAGAATAACGGCTGGTTCTGGAACAGGAACAGTAATAAATAATGTCACCCCTATTACCACGCATAACAATTCAACTGTTGGAATGATGCCATCTGTAAGTATTAGGCCCGAGTCAGCTAATATACTTCCTGGCAATTTCCCTCATCTACATCCAGTTTAATCTTCCGCAAGTTGTTTAAAATAACTCATTTCTTCTTCTGTTTCCTCTGCTGCTCCTGTAGGAGTAGGAGAAACTGCATCTTTTGGAATGTAAGGTGAGCCTCCTTCAAAAGGGACTGAAGGATTCCTTGGAGCTTCCGGACCCGTTCCAAAAGTCTCAGTAGTATCAGTTGACAAACCAAGTACCCTATCCAATTTTTCTTTCAAATCTGCAAAAGTTTTGAAGTTTTTAGGATCATTAAATTCTTCTAATGAATGTTCTGTTTTCCAGACTGTTTCCATCTTAGTCTCATCTTCATCAAGAGGAGCAGGGTTTTCGAATTCACTCTTATCATAATTCGAAAAACCATCTATCTTACGAATCTTTATCTTGAAATTCGCACCTTCCCACAGGTCAAACGGATTAACTGGAGTTTCATCTTCAAATTCAGGATTCATCTTATCATTAAGCTTGTCCCAGATTTTCTTTCCATACTTGTACAATCGAACTTGATTTTCGTTCTGAGGATTTGCGGGATCTTTGAGAACATAAACATTTGAAACATAAGTAAGCCTACGTTTCTGTTTACGTGCTATATTTTTATTTGCCTCAATTCCAGAATTCCAAAGTTGAGAATTATACTCACTTACTGGGTCTTTCTGACCTAGAGTGGTGAGAGAGTTTTCAATGTACCATCCACCGGGGCCTTGAAATCCATGATTCCATGAACGGGTCCACGGAAGGTCTTCACCATCTGGAGCAGGAAGAAATCTAACAACAGCCATTCCGTTGCCTGACTTGTCCAATTCTGGACGCCAAAAACGATCATCATCGCCTTGGCCTTTGGTTGGTGCATTTATTTTTGCGGTTTCTTTTAGGAGGGATTGGAGTTTATCTCCACGTTTTTTCTTCATATCTGCGAACGACATATGTTTCCTTTCGTATATTTCGTATTGCGT